GGTATAGATGTATTCAAGATGCATGGTAGAGAAAATGCTATGCGTCTCTATGAGAGTATGTCTATTATTAATAGATGGAAAACTAATGAAGAACTTTTACATCCACAGTTCAATGAGTATATTGAAGACGTCTCTTTAGAAGAAAGACCAATTGATATATGGCGAGAAAAAATTAAAAATTGTAAGTTTGATTGTTGGGACTGTAATTATTGTGATTCTGTTGTTCAATCTAGAATGAAAAAGAACGACAGACATTTTGATGATGATATTAAATTAGTATTAGAATCTATTGATAAGGCAGCAAGGAGAGAAAGTAATTTTATAGAGGAAGGATATAAGTATGAAGGTCTGTCATCTAATATAGTGAGACATTTTTTAAATAATTTATTATCTAAACCTGATGCAATCTACATGGAGTTAGGAGTTCATGCTGGTAGTACATTCTATGCTGCTACTATGAATAGAGATGTAGAATCATTTGCTATAGATAATTATTCTGAGAAAGAGATATCACCTTTTAGAGATGAAGTAGAGGTAGAAGGGTATGAAGATCCTAAGAAAATATTTTGGGCAGGACTACAAGAGAAACAATATTTTTGTGCTAAGACCATTCAAGATCTAACTCCTAGAGATATACACAAACAACCTAATGTAATTTTCTATGACGCAGACCACGATCCTCAAGCTCAGTATGATAATCTTACATTCTTAATTCCTGCACTTGCAGACAAGTTTATTCTTGTTGTTGATGATGCAAATTTTATGGGTGTTGTGCAATCATCTGAGTTCTGGGTAAAAGAACATAAATTAAATTTATTGTTTGAGAGAAAAATACTAACTAAAGTTCCAGAAGATCCTAATGGTTGGTGGAATGGTATACATGTTATGGTATTACAAAAATGAATTCATTTAAACATCAATACATGGTAGTCCATCTTGATGATGATTTCTTTCCACAATTAGAAAAAGCAATAAAACCATATCAAGATTATGAATCAGGTAAGACAGATCAATGGGATGGTAACAAATATCAAGCAAAAGATAATAAAGATAGAAGTTCAAAGTTATGCTGGATAGACAATGATGAAGTCTATGCAATGATGGATGGTCTTGTGCATTTTGCTAATACAAAATGTGACTGGAATTTAGATGTAAATTTTATGGAACCTTTACAACGTACAAAATATGATGTAGGTGATTTCTATGATTGGCATTGTGATGAGATGGGTTGGACAAAAGGTAAAAGACCTAACAATAGGATACGTAAAATAAGTTTTACAGTTATGTTAAATGATGATTTTGAAGGTGGTGAATTTGAGATACAGACAACTGAAAAAAATGTGGTACAATTAAAGAAGAAAGATGTTATAATATTTCATGCTGATACTCCACACAGAGTTAAACCAGTGACTAAAGGTGTTAGACATTCTCTTGTTGGGTGGACACAAGGACCTGCATATAAATGAGATTTATAAAAGAATATACATTGAGTGATCTTAGTATATGTGATCGTCTTATAGATCTATACAAAGACGCCGATAAAATAGATTTGACTTATGCTGGTCGTGTAGGTGGTGGGAGTGTCATGCCTGAGGTAAAAAAGAGTAGAGATTTTTTTATTGAAGATGCAGGTCCTCTAGGAGAACCTAGTGATTATAAATTTGATTTATACCAAGAAGAGTTAAATGGATTTATTGATAATTACTTGAACTCTTTGACTATTCATAATCAAGAATTTGTAATGCAAAGACTACCACAGATTCAATACTATAAACCAGGTGATGGTTTTTATACTTGGCATGTGGATGCATCAGGATCTGATGGGTGTGATAGAGCATTTGTATACATCACATATCTAAATGATGTTCCTAATGGAGGAACTGAATTCTTTTATCAGGAATATACTGTAGAAGCAAAGAAAGGAAAAACATTAATTTTTCCTGCTGGATTGACACATAAACATAGAGGTGTGATTTCAGAAGAACATGACAAATATATTATAACTGGATGGCTTTGGTGGGTATGAAAATTATAAAGAACTTTTTACCTAAACAATTACTTGATGCATGTATAGACGACTTTAGATCTAAGTTAAACACTGACTGCTGGTCTTCTAGTAACTTTGCATGGAAACCATTTTTAAGACAAGGGGTTCATGGATCAACTATTGCTACTGCTATTCCGAAAGTATTCAGCGATGAAATATCAATACATTTGAAACCACATGCACCTGAGTTTAAAAAGTTGACATGTAGATATAATGTATGGCAACCAGGTGCTGGTATTGGAGTACATTCTGACACTCATCATTTGTTTGGTGCAACATTATATCTGAATGAACATTGGCATCCAAATGCTGGTGGTTGGTTTGTGTGGATGGATCATGCTGATCTAAATTTAGATGAAGATCCAAATAAAACTGATGTTTACAGAGCAGTTCTACCAGAACAAAATATGCTAGTATTAAATGACTGTAGTGAAAGTCACTTAGTAACTACTGTTGCACATGATACACCTGAGTATAGATATACAATTCAGATATGGGGTGACGCATGAATAAACCTCACGTCATTCGTAATGTTTTATCTGAACAAGAGAGAATATCATTATGGGATTACTTTGATCGTAGATCACCATCTATGAACTCACTTGCTACATGGACATTTAATAATGCATCTTATGGACAGGGTGATCCAGTATCATGGCAGCATCCACTAAGAACTGATTTGATATTTACTAAGTGTGCTACTACAGTTAGATTAAAGATAATGAAATTTCTTAGGAGAGATATCAAACTCTGTAAGATACATGCTAATGGACAGACAGCAGGACAGAATACAATGTTTCATAAGGACTGGGAAGAACACAATGTCTGGACATTTATATACTTCAATCAACCACATTGGGATCAGGAATGGGGTGGTGAGTTTGTATGTCAAACACCAGATGACGAGTATCATCACACACCATATGTACCTAATACAGGTGCATTGATTCCTTCTAATTGGTTACATAAAGGACAACCTCCTAATACATTAATAGGTAATGAGATTAGAACTACTATCGCTTTCTCATTTTGTGATCCTGAGATTCACGATAAGATAATTGAACAGAATACAAGAAAATGGTATTAGGAATTAGAGAGTATCCAGTAGATATTGATGCAGATAAACTTATAGAGTTTATTGATACTAATATTGAAAACAATTCTCTCACTAAAAACATAGCTCATGTATCTAAACTTACCTTTACTGATGGTAAAGATGATTTCTTAGAGTATGATGAACCTATTATCAAAAAATTAAAATGGACATTTCATGATGCTTGTTCTAGGTATTGGGGTATGGATATATTTGATTTCCAAATAAATTCATGGGTGTATGTAGATTGGAATGATAATCCAATAGAACCATATATGCATTCACACAATCCAGACAATCCTTTCACATTATCTGGTATAATGTATATAAAACTAGGTGAGTCTGGAACTACTATGTTCCCTATGCCAAAAAGAGATCCATATTTTTTACCTAAAAAAGAATTAACTTGGTTTATCTTTCCATCTAACTTACCACACTTGCCTGGCAAAGGTATTCAAAATGAAAAACGATATAGTTTAAGTGCAGATTTATACGCATGATATACAGTCAAGATAGTTTCTCTTTTCTATCAGAGAAAATGCCACAAAATTTATATCAAGAATTACTTTCTTACACACAGAGAAGAAGGGAGGAAGAGACTTGGAATTACAATGATAAACTTGCTGGTGCATTAGAACAACAGTCAAGTCTATCTGATTGGAGTCCACAGTTTGAAGAATATGTTGTTAGACTATCTACACAGTTATGGTCACAGGTATATCAAACATGCCCGTGGGACTTTCAAGAAACAAAAAATGTAATTCCTTTTATAAGACTGAGAAACCTATGGGTAAATTACCAGCAACAGTATGAATACAATCCTATACATACACACACTGGTATAGTGAGTTTTGTAATCTTTACAGACATACCATATGGTTCTGAAGAAAGAGAGTCACATAATAGTAATGGTGCTTTTCAATTAGAAGCAGATGTATTGCCAGTAGATAAAACTTGGAATGGTGTAATACTTATGTTTCCATCTACAACTAAACATGCTGTATATCCTTTTAAGTCTACACAAAAAGAAAGGGTAACAGTATCTGGTAACTTAATATGGAATGTGGAGGGTGTAGATGAAGAACATTATTAAAGACAACTGTATCAATCCTAACTATCAAAATCTTTTAGAAAGCACTATGAGATATGATACAGAATTTAGATGGGTATATCATGATAATCTTAGTGAAGATGGTGAGAGTCAGTTAGTAGGTTTCTCTCATATGTTCATATTGAATGGTAATTCTACAAGTAAATACTCTGGAATGTTTCTTCCATTAGTATTTGAAGCATGTCATAATACAGGCATATCAATATCTAAAGTCATACGTGGCAGATGTTTTTTACAGACGCCAGGTGTGAGAACAAAAGAGTATGATTCTATGCATGTTGACTTACCAGATCCACATTTGGTATGTCTATACTATGCATCAGACAGTGATGGTGACACGTATTTTAGCGAAAGAATGTACGGAGAACCGCTTGCTGAATACCCTATAAATAGTACAGTATCTCCCGTAAAAGGTAGATGCGTTTTCTTTGATGGTCTACGATATCATTCAAGTAGCGTACCCACAAAGAAACCTCGATTCGTAATAAACTTTAATTTTTTACCTTGATAACCATGGATCCAGCACAACTAAAAACTAACTTTGAAGAGCAAATAGGTAAGACTGATGCTCAGATAGTGGAGTTAGAAAAGCAATTAGAGAAAGCAAAAGAATATAAATTAAAACTTGTAGGAGGACTAGAAACTCTAGGTCTTTTAGAGCAAGAAAATGCACCAGCACCTGACGCAGCACCCGCAAACATAGATCCTTCCTAAATAACTAAGAAGGGATTATAGTGGGTAATGGCATCTCCAAGTACAAAAGCAGAATTGATTACATATGCTAAGAGGCAATTAGGTGAACCTGTCTTGCAAGTTAACGTAGATGATGAGCAAGTAAACAATGTAATTGACGACACATTTCAGTTCTTTCAAGAGAATTGTTACAATGGTATGGAGAGGTGTTATCTAGTACACGAGATAACTGCAGATGATAAAACTCGTCTTGCAGCAACTACTGATACAACTAAAGTAGATGCTGGTGTAACTACCACTTGGAAAGAAGCAACAAATTTTATACCTATACCATCACATGTATCTGGTATTAGTAAGGTATTTGGAATGGTAGGTAACTCTATCCGTTCTAACTTATTTGGTATTGAATATAGAATATTCTTAAATGATTTGTATGCCTTTGGATCTCTTGATATCTTAAACTACTATATGACCAAGCAATATCTAGAGACTCTAGATATGGTTTTAAACAATGGTTCATTTCAACAGTTTAGATATACTCAGCGTCGTGATCGTTTGTATCTAGATATAGATAAGGACTTTCTTCAAGAAGGACAGAACTTATTGATAGAGGCTCATCGTATGATTGATCCTACAGATGCAACCGAAATGTATAATGATATATTTGTAAAAAGATATGCTACTTCATTGTTGAAGAAACAGTGGGGTCAGAACTTAATCAAGTATAACAATGTTCAATTACCTGGCGGTGTAACACTCAATGGTAGAGAACTTTACATGGACGCACTAGCAGAAATTGAGAAAATCGAAGGTGAGGTTCTCAGTAAGTACGCTATACCACCAATGGATATGATCGGATAAAATGCCTACAAGTCCCTACTTCCCAACTTATCACCAAGGTCACAGTGGCGAACAAACTTTGGTTCAGAATCTTGTGGATGAGCAAATCAAACTCTTTGGTTCTGACATATACTATCTACCCAAAACAGCTATAACAGATGGCACGTTAGACGAGGTTAGATATACTAAATTCCAAGATCAATTTCAAATTGAAATGTTACTTGTAAACGTAATGGGTTTTGGAGACAATGCAGAATTTATAAGTAAGTTTGGTTTACGTATCACAGACGAAATAATTTTTCGTGTGTCTACAAATAGATGGGATGAAGAAGTAGCAGAACATAGCATGGCTGCAAAACTCACAGTTCCTAGCAGACCTAACGAAGGGGATTTATTATACTATCCTCTCACAGAAGATTTGTATGAAATTAAGTATGTCGGAAAGGAAGAACCATTCTTCCAGTTTGGTAAGATTCAATTTTATGCGATTACTGCAGAACTATACGAGGTTGGTTCAGACGATCTTGCTACAGGTATTGCAGAGATAGATGCTATAGAGGAGTTGTTCGATAGTGCTATTGCTTTGTCTATGGGAGTTGGTGGCACAGGAGACTTTACTACTGGTGAGACTGTTACTGGTGGTACTACTTCTACAACAGCAGAAGTCAAGTCATGGGATAGTTCTACAAGAATACTACAGGTAATCAATAGAACTGGAACATTTGCAGCAAACGAATCACTTACTGGTAATACAAGTAGTGCTGTATGGGTTGTATCAACCTTTGATACACTACAGGATACAAATAGTGAGTACGATGCAAATAGACAAATCGAAGATGCTGCTGACAATATAGTTGATTGGTCAGAAGGTAATCCATTCGGTGAGTTTGGTAATTTTACAGGTAGCATATAATGTTAGGCAATCATTTTTACAACCAGATAGTTCGTAAGAACATCATAGCATTTGGAACTCTCTTCAACAATATTACTATGAAGAGCACAGATCCAAGCACTGGTGCTGTATTAGAAGAAATGAAAGTACCGTTAGCATACGGTCCTAAACAAAAATTTATTGTAAGACTAGAAGAAAACACTAGCAACAGAAAAGTAGCAATCACTCTACCAAGATTGTACTTTGAGATGACTAGCATTGACTACGATCCTACCCGTAAAACTTCCCCTATCCAGAAATACAAAACTATCATCAATGATAATGGTGGTGAGGTTAGAGTACAGTATGTTCCTGTACCATACAATCTATCATTTGAACTTGGCGTAATTGCTAAGTCACAAGACGACGCCTTACAAATCACTGAGCAGATACTACCATACTTCCAACCATCATTTAGTGTTACTCTCAACATGATACCTGATATGAATGAGAAGAGAGATATTGCTGTTGTATTAAACAACGTATCATATGAGGATACATGGGATGACAGTTTCTACGAACGTAGATATATTGTCTACACTCTTAACTTCCAGATGAAAACCTATCTATATGGTCCTTACAACACTGCAGATGTTATCAAGAAAGCAATCATACACGAGACACTTGGTGATGCAGCAATGAACCGTAGAACTATTACTAGAACATATACACCAAAAGCAAAAACTGATATCAACCAAGATGGTCAGATTGATGCAGCAGATGATATATTAGTAGATGCTGGTGATGACTTTGGATTCAATGAAGGGATTAGTTACTTATGAACCTAGAAGATAATATGGAGGAACTTCTTAACATGGACGTAGAACATGTTGAGAAACCTAACTTGCCAAAGGTAAAATCAAAAGAAGATGATCAACAAAAAGATTATGAATATACTCGTGGTGAATTGTATTCTTTGATTGATCAAGGTCAAGAGGCAGTGAAGGGTGCATTAGAAGTAGCACAAGAAAGTGGTCACCCTAGAGCATATGAAGTTGCTGTAGCAGCAATGAAGCATGTTGCAGACATGACAGAGAAATTACAAGACTTACATAAGAAAATGAAAGATCTTGATGAAGAAATACAAGGTCCTAAGAATGTTACTAACAATGCTATGTTCGTTGGTAGCACTGCTGAATTACAAAAAATGCTTAAACAAATGGGTGGTGGCAAGAGATAGTTGCATAAATAAATGCATAGACCCTGACATGGTATATGAGATACAAAGAATTTAAAAGACTCGCTGAGTCTGCCAATGTGCAGGATAACGGAATTTTAGAAGGTGCAGCCTGGACAAAGAAGGCTGGCAAAAACAAAGAAGGTGGACTTAACGAGAAAGGACGAAAGTCATATGAGAAGGCTAATCCAGGATCTGACCTTAAAGCACCAAGCAAGAAGGTTGGAAATCCCCGTCGCTCATCATTCTGTGCTAGAATGAAAGGAATGAAAAAGAAATTAACTTCAAAGAAAACTGCCAGTGATCCTGATAGTAGGATCAACAAATCACTAAGAGCTTGGAATTGCTAACAAAGCGTAAACTACACTATCTTTTATACTATAATTATAGTATAATAACTGTAGAACTATGCGTTTTAATAATGGCGATATCCATTGTCTAATACGAGCTTGTCTAATCGCTCAAGAACAGACAGGATCTGAGGATATATGGGATAGATATGCCGACTTGATAGAAAAACTTAGAGTTTATTCTGATCAAGTTTTATCCCCATCTGAATCATGAAACTAAAAACAAGATTTGAAAGTTTTTCTGAAAAAGAAAGAAAGATGCTTGCAGAAGCAATCTGGAGAAGACAAAGAAGTTATATTGCTGGCGATAAACTGTTTAACGAGTATGGAAAAATGCTGTCAGAATGTCTAGACAGAATGGACTATATGCCAGGCAAAGTAGTATAAATACCTATTAATATTATGTTCAGTAAAGAATTAAAAGAAGCAACTAAGGAGTCTCATTCCGCAGCAGAAAATACAAAGTTTGTTGCAGGGTTTCTTAGAGGTGTTGTTGACCCTGAGGAGTATCGTAAACTCATTGCCAATTTCTGGTATGTTTACAGTACTATGGAAAGACTAATCAATGACTCTGATGACCCAACTGTAAAAGTATTACAGGGATGGCAATCACAACTTGATCGTAGTCCGTCATTAGAAAAAGATCTATTATATTATTACGGTCCTTATTGGAAAGAACAAGTAGGTCCTTCACCAGCGTGTGATACCTATTGTTTTAGACTTAGTGAATTAGCACAGCAAGATCCATATCTTCTGCTTGCTCATCATTATACTAGGTACATAGGTGATCTATCAGGTGGACAAATTCTTTGTAAAATAGCAAAGAGTGCACTTAATCCTCCTATAGGAGAAGGTCTAAATTTCTATGAGTTTCCTGAGATTCATGATGCTAAAGAATGGAAAACAACTTATAGATCAGTGCTTGATGTTTTAGATCTAAACCAATCACAAAAGAATGCTATATTTGCTGAAGCAAATTATGCATTTAGATTGAATATGTACATGTTTGATGAAATCAAATCTGAAGATCCGTATCCTGCAATGACAGCACTTAGAGGTTTCTGGAAAGTAATTACTGGTTCCATTACCAATTAACAAAAATGAAAAACTTACCAATTAAATCTACCTGTGTAGTATTTGGATTAATAGTAGGAACAGCAGCGTTCCTCATACCACAAGCGTGGGCACATCCTATATTAGTATAATGGTAGTATGGGGTGTTATATGGATGGTTGGTATACTCGTCGCAATAGTGACTTGGTACATCTACTATATACTAAAGATGTCATTTATGGAGATGAACGATGGGAGCGATGACACCACCAAGTAGAAAATCTTGCTACAATTTTAGAGTTACGGAGATAAATCGTGTTGTTGACGGCGATACTATTGATGTCACCATTGATCTTGGGTTTGACTTATACAAGAAAGAAAGAGTTAGAGTTGCAGGAGTTGATACGCCAGAGAAGAGAACTAGAGATAAGGAAGAGAAGGTACTGGGAATAGATGCAACTAACTGGTTAAAAAATAAATTAGAAGAAGCTATTAAAGGAGATGATGAACTCACTATTAGAACTGAACTCAAAGGTGGCGTGGGTAAGTATGGTCGGTTGCTTGGTTGGTTATACATTGGCGATGATAATGTATCACTCAACGAACAAATGATTGGTGAAGGATATGCTTGGCCGTATGATGGTGGTACAAAGAAAAAAGATTTTGAGGAACTACGAGAACTTCGTAGATCTCGTGGTACATTAGATGCAGGGTAATGGATATACTTTTAATTCTAATAATAATTTTATTCATAGCAGTAATAATCAAATTTAATAAACAAGTTAAGTGGTTGCTGACACCTCTTATTTGGTTCAAGGATATAATTGATCCACAATGGTGGGCAGAAAAAATATTCTATAAATTAAAATTAGATAGAGTTGCTAATAATCCATATAAAAGATGGTTAGAAACATTACCTATGAAAAAGAAAATTGCTATTGAATTACTTGTTGGTGTACCTGTATTAATTTTAATGGATCACTATTTTCTTATGCCTTATTTTGGTCTAGCAATTCTACCTTGGAATTGGGATTGGAGTGGAGGATAATGCCAGATCCGATTAATCAGATACAACAGATACAAAGTAGTATCCCAATCATAAGAATTAATTATATCTCTCATCGTATAATATAATTCTTCATCATTGTCAACCCAGATATTGACAATCCATGTTTCGTAATTTGTCCATCCGTTATATTTTTCATTATTCAAAATGTTTTTTTCGTAATAATTGAAATTCTTACTATTGAAAATGCCTAAAAGTGGTGTTTATTGAATTTATATATTTATAAAAATTTATGGCTATTAATCTTTCAACTTTAATTTTTACATTATTATCTCCATTGCTAATTTTTGCAGTAATAGTATCGGTTTACTTATTTCATTAGGAAGTATTTATCAAAAAACTT